TAAAAGCGAGGCAGAAATGACCTATGAGATGAAAGATGGCAGCTTTAGTTTATTTAAGAACGACAAAAAGCTCACAGAGAAACACCCTGATTTTAAGGGATCGATTAAAATTAACGGAGTAGAGCATTGGTTTGATGCCTGGACTAAAGAAGGCAAGAATGGGAAGTTCATATCGGGTCGTATTGGTGATCCGAAACAGAAAGGCTTTACTGCCAAAGGCGACGATGAGATGCCCAAGGTTAAAGACGATGATTTTGCTTTTTAAGTAATCCCCGATGAGATCGGCATTAGTGGCGCAATGCCACACCCTTTCAAGGAGTGCCACCCCCCTTCCGATCAGGGTGGCTTAGATTCTGTATGACATTCCAAACAGACCTACAGAGGGGTTTGGAGGTAGAGGAAAGGGTCTTAGCTATCCTACGAAAGAAATACCCTTGTGCGACCCTTGTAAACGCTTTTAAGGGGTACGATATATGGATACCAGAGATAGATAAATCTGTAGAGGTGAAGTTTGACCCGATGAGCCAAAGAACAGGCAATATCGTTGTAGAGATAGAGATGTATGGGAAAGACTCAGGGCTAATGGCTACCCAAGCTGATTACTGGGTTTTCTACGATGGACAAATGTTTGTCATCATGCCAGTCAAGCACATATTTAAGTGCATCTTCCTAAGTAAACTACAGTATGTAGAATTTATAGGGGAGGGGGATAATCAGATCAAAAAGGCTTTCTTAGTAGATAAGAACACCTTATTCAAGTACGGAAAGATTCTGTGAAAGGTACAAAGCTCTTTCGTCTTTTCGTCTTGTAGTAAGTCCTTTTAGTTCCTTACCGCCTGCCTTATTCCATTTTAAGAACTCCTCGGCAGCACCATCAAACTCACCTCGATTGTGTTTCATCCGAAGGGTAGAATTTTGGAGATTACCGAGTCCAACATTGAAGGCGAAAGACACAAGTGCGCCAAACCGACCAGGAGTAAGCCCACTAGGACATAATCGTTGTACTCCGCTTTCAAACCGCGCCAAATCTTTAACAAGAATTTCATCTACTTCCCCCATCGTTAAGACTCTATCCCATCCGCTAGGGATAGGCAGAGCCTTTCGTTCTGCTAGTAATACTCTAGCATGACTAGGATCTATGACATGACCGACACCAACAGTCCAAAGTAAAGCTGGACACCGATAAGGGGTAGTTTTAACCCCCTCATGGTGTTTAATCATCTCAATGACTTTATGGTCAATCACTTTTTAAAAGCCTGAGTTCCAAACCAAAAAGAAACAACGGATGCCCAAATAATTTGAGTCTCATCATCCCACAAGAGATTAAGAGCTACATCGAATGGCACATCTTTATGGAAGGCAAACCAGAATCCAAACACCTCTACAAAGGCAAACATAAGGAATAGACCATAAGTAATTGCCGGTCTTACCATTGCCCTAGAGTTGATAACCCATTGTGCAGAACCCTTGCTAATCTCTATATCGTGTGCGTATAAAGATTGTCTTTCTTGTACTTGGGTTTGCATTTCTACTTGTTGCGTTCTTATTTCTTCTACATGAGCCTGTGCAGCGTAACCCTTTTCTAGAAGTTCTAGCTCTCTCTCAGTCTGGAGTCTTGCTAGTTCTAGTTCGTGTTTCTTGTCTGACTTGTCTTGGAAGAAACCTAAAAGACTAGGTAAGCCACCAGTAAGGAATGAAACAAGAGTAGTGAATAGAGTAATCATTTCTTACCCTTTATAGCCCCAAGTAACATACCAGGCAACGACTGCAGCCAATGCATAGCACATCCACATAACTCTACGCACTTCTGCCAAATCTTTCCTAAATTCATTTTCTATTTCCTTCTCTTGTTTTTCAATCTTTGCTTTAATAGTTTCTACTTCTGACCATCGCTTTTGACCATGATGTTTCACAAAGTCTTTTTTGACTTGTTCTTCTTGTAGTCTTATATCTTCTTGTTTTTGCCATTGCATCATGGCTCGTTTGAAATACTGCTCTTTTAGGACTTCTACTTCTCTGATCTGCCTTCTGCGTTCTAAGGCTTTTTGTTGTGCTACCGAGGCTGCTTCTTTTTGGACATCCTCGATAGATGATCCGATAGCCTTGCCTGCTTCTTTGCCTGTCTTTACGCTTTCGCTAAATGACTTTGCACCCTCTAAAAACCCAAATTGATCGGACATAGTTCATAGGCTTAATTTAATTTCAAGACAAGAGAAAGTAGAATAGCAATAATAAAAGCTGCCGAACCTATTAGGATCTGTTCTAAGCGTTTTAGCCTAGCGTTGATTCCTGTATAGCGTTCAGCACAGACAGCCTCGTGAGCAGACAAAGCTGCCTCGTTTTTATCTATTGTTGTCATTATTTAGCTTTCAATGCGTCAATCTGCTCTTGAGCAATCTGTTCTTCTTTAGTTGGCTGTGCAGCTAACCATTCTGCGTAATTTGTTTGTGCCTGTGCTACTTCCTCAGCAGTTAGTTCAACTACCTTACGCTCGCCAGTAATCACATTCATTTCTATTCTGTCCATGATTTACTCGTAAAGTATGTTAATTGAACCAGCATCGAATGTATCTGTGCCGTTGAGTGTAGTAATGCGAATTCGGTCTAAAGTTCCTGAAAGTGTTTTAGAACCAGCACCAATAACTGCAAATAACTGTGCCCCCTGAGCTAAGGAAGCAGTATTAGATTGAACCCATGTATTTGATGAAATAATTGTTAATACATTTGTCCCTGTATAAATATTAGTTCCAATACCAGCCCCTGCTGGAACAATTACATAGCCTGTCGTTGCTGAAGAACCTCCAGTACTAACCCCTGTGTAAACAGCATGTGATGTATATGATGTTGCATCAACACTTCCAGCACCAATTTGCAAAATCCATCCACTTGTTCCACTAGTAGAAACACCATCAAACATCACAGTAATCCGCTTTACCCAACTGGGTATGCTAGTAAAGTCAATACTTGTTCCACTTGTGCTTGCTACAGCAGTACCACTAGTTAAAGGGTAAGCACCTGCAACAGATGTCCAAGTAGTTCCATTAGAAGTTAATACATTTCCTGATGTGCTTGGAGCAACTAAATTACCAGATAATGCAGATGAGCCATTTCCTAAAATAACACTATTTGATGTAATAGAAGAAGCACCTGTACCACCATCGGCTACTGCTAGATCGGTAATACCACTAATAGATCCACCAGTAATAGTTGCGCCAGAGCTAGAAAATGTATTAGCTGTTAGGCTTCCAGAGACTACTGTTGCACCGCTAAAAGTTGTTGCGCCTGTAGCAGACAATGTAGAAAATGCACCTGTAGATGCTGTAGTAGCACCGATAGCAGAATTATTGATTGTAGAACCAGTAATTGTTCCACCTGTGATCTTAGGTGCAGTCATGGTATATGTGCCATCTCTTATACCATCTCCGCAGTCTCTGATCTGCGCCATCATATCGCGCATAGTATCGTTTACTGCGGATGGCAACATTCCCTCTGGCGCACCATCTGGAGGTGCTGCTGTGTTATTAGCAGGGGTTAAAGAATACTTTGTATATGCCATGATTTTCCTTAATTATAACTTTACTTTGTATAATATTGATTATGATAAAAAACTGTATTGTTGCTTTGTCAATAGCTCTAGGTAATATTTCTTATGCAATGTTTGGTTTATTTGGTGCATTAGTTACTCTCCTAATAATCCTTGCATTTGCATATCTTCTCTTTCTCTTAGCAAATCGGCAGCAATATTACCGCCAGCAATGCCAACAGGAGCACCATAAATATTTTGTAGAGATCGAATAGAAATACCTCTTGTTGCCCTAAGTGCTTGAGCACCAGCTATAGCTGGTTTTACAATACCACCTAGTGCTGTTATGCCACCTCCACTTACAACATCTCCACCAGCCATAGTTAATATGCCAACGCCCTTAAACAAATCTTCACCAAGCCTTGCAATTTCATAGCCTGTCTTAGATGGGTTTGTAGCTTCTGCTGGAGTTAATGTTTTGCTAATAGCAGACCTAAAATCTCTTAATGATTTAGTTTGTTCTGGAGTAAAAACTTCTTTTGCTAATGCAGATCCTTTACCCATAATAAGCTCGTCTAATTCATTAACAATTTTACTTGCAGGTTTAATGTTTCCTTGAGTATCTTGAACCAACCTTAAATATGCAGCTTTTCTAAATTCATTAACTTCTGGTGAGTTTTCACCAAAAATTTCTTTAAATTTACTTGCTGTTCTAACTGCTGTTTGGTTATCTCCTAATTTTGCAGCACCAAACAAATAGTTCATTGTTTCTAAAGGAGTTA